CGGATTCTAAGTTTTTCATCATGTTATACATCACTTCTGCGCCTTTGTCTACATCGCCTTCTCCGGCATTTCTTACAGCTTCTGCTGTAAAGACAAATTCATTCTTTGATAATCTTGCAGGTACATCATCCGCTTTTTCCATACGTCCTATTGGCACGAATCCACCTTCAGCTCTTAAATCCATTTCTTGACCATCCATATCTAATAGTGGCATAGTTTTTTTAGCTACCGGCTCATCCATAGATCCGCCTTCTGCTACAAATCTTCTTGTTCTAACATCACCTGCAACATTACCTTGTGCTCTTGCTAGAATAGAGTTTCTTGCTTCTTCTATACTAAATCCAGTCTCATCTGCTAATTTTTGTGCTTTATCTTCTTGATCAGCTGTCAATAATCCTGCTACTGTTGATGCTGCTGTGATAGCAGTGAAAGGATCATTTTTTACAAAATCTAAAATATTTTTAGTTTTACCTAAACCTTGTGATGGAGGTAATGCGCTACCAAATAATTTACTTTTTCCAAAACTAAATAAATTTCCTATACCTTGTCCGCTTTTAAGATTAGCCATAAATGTTCCTGATCCTCCAAGAGCGGGTAATCCTCCTAAAAAAGTACCTCCTGCATATAACAATGCAGCTTTACCTATTGGTGATTTAGCTATCTTCTTAACTGATCTTCCAATCTTTTTAACAAGTTTACCAAGACCATACATCTGTCTTGCTGAATCAAAATCCATTTCGCCACCTACAACATCACTATTCATAATACCACCTTCTGCTCTAAATCTTCTTGATATTTCAAAAGGTTCTTCCTCTTCTGTTCCTTGGTCCGTGTTGCCTGATTCCATATTAAATGTTGTATCTACAGGAATAAAATTATCATTGTCATCATCTTCACTTATAATAGTATTACCAGCGGCATCTATATTACCCGCTTGTCTAGCCGACATGTAATCTTTATAACCTTGTGCAGTTAGACCATATTTTTCTCTTGCTTTTTTTGTTCTTGGATCAGATATGTAAAAATTCTTGTTTCTATCTAATGTAAATTGTCTAGGTTTTTGTGTTAAGTTAAGTCCCATACCAAAAAATCCAGGAATATTACTTTTTTGAACTGACAACGCTTCTAAAGTCTCTAATCCTTCTCGATCTCTTCCAGTTTCCAAATCACTGCCTGGACCTTTTTCAACAAGATCTTTAAACTGTTGTTGTTTAAATTCTGCTTGTCTTTCGTTTTGAATTCTATTTCTACCGGCACCAGAGTCTTCTCTTGATTTAGAATAACCGCCTTTAAAATTACCACCAAGAAAGAATCCTGTACGTCCTCCGTTTGCTAATAATTGTTTTGCTATTTGTGATCTAGTTATGGCCATTTTACTATTCTATTTTGTTTTTCCAAATAAATCAAGGCTTGGCATAATAACATTTACGTCTTGAGCCATGTCCTCATTCTTATAACCTTTAGCTTCCCAGTCTTTTCTTTCCTTGAAAAGCTCTCCAGTTTCCTTGTGTCTATACGTTGTTTCTACTTTTGCTGGTTTTAATACTTCCATTATATTGTTACCTCCTTCTTAATATTTAGATAGCTAATAGCCACATCAAACGAATCAGAAGTGCTTGATTGGACTGTAAAAGTATCTCCACCTTCAACCACTAAAGGTTGAGTTAATAATTCTGTTGTAACATTAGCAGTCAAAGCTGCTGATTTTATAGCTGTAATACTGTTGTTTGTAACAGTCACACTAGGTGTACCAGCAGATGTAACTAATATAGATTTGATAACATAAGTTTCACTAACTAAAGGATTGCCAGATCCTAAAGGACTCAATGCACTTCCTGTTGTGCTATTATCTATACCTGCAAATTTAAATTGATTAGCCATTAATTTATAAAAAGGTTAAATGCTTCTATTTCTTCTTTTAATTCTTCTTGAAACGTTGAGTTTAATTTTTCTACAATAGCATCAAGATCTCTTACTTGCGCTTCTGCTACTTGTATGTTGTATTCTAATTCCGGTCTAGTAATTACTTGTACAATTTTTGCCATTATCTTCTTCCGTCTGGTTGCACATCTAATCTAAAAGTACCTAGTTTCCAGCTTTGACTTACTGCTGTATTTTCTATTTTCATAGCCACGGCTCTTGCTCTTGCACGTGTGTCTACTTTTGTAGTTGATGAAGTAACATCAAACGGACCTAACGGTGAACCTGATTGTGAACTATTTGGATAATTTTTTAATTGTAATGTAATTCTAGTTGCTCCTGTTTGACTTATAAAATCAGGTACAAATCTTCTTATCTTCATAAGAAATTCACCATCTCCTTTAAATGTTGCAACCCCTGTTTGTTGACCGGTAGATGATCTTGATTGTGTAATGTCATAATCTCCAGATGAAATATTTGCAGTGATTGCAGTTATTGTTCCATTTTTATTTTGATCAGTACCTATTTCGTGTTCATAATAAGTTGTTATACCTTCTGTATTTCCAACAACATCAAACGATGTATCTGTACCTGCATCATACTCTGTTGCATGCGGGTTTCCAAATATAGCTGAGTCTCTCCACATAGTTCTAGATAAAGTTCCGTTTGTCCATACAGGTCTTTGTGGTGATGAGTCAAAGTAATTATAAGAAACCATTCTGTTTACAACCGATGATGAAGACGTTGGATAAAACCATATTACTTCACCAAACAAATTATTTAATCCTGCAGAAATCATTTGATTTCCAGACTCTAAGTTTATGTCATCATAAACAAAATCTTCAACCAAACAAGGTAGTGATTCTAATCTACCAGCAAATCTAAAGAAACCGTTTTCTGACATCCAGTACGCAGCACCATCAACTTCAACACATGCGTTCTGTCCTACAAGTCCGCAGTTAGTTCCAACCTGTGCAAATGCAAAAGTAAAAGGTTGCCCAACAAAACGTTGTGTGAATAATGCTGTATCAGTCCAAACATAAATTGCATCTCTACCTCTAATCGCTCCCATGATCCGTGATCCGTCGGCCAGTCTTTGTGTACCGGCAGTATTGGTTGCTGTAGGTATGTAAGTGTTAATATCTTCTTGGTCCGAGAACCTTACAAACATATCATCTTGTGTTAACGGGTCACCTATTGTTGTTTCTGTGCCATAAAATACTAAGTGTCTATCAGGAGTAGATACAACCATGTGACGTGATGCTGTTGGTGCTCCAGATATAACGGTTGCTCTTGTTGTCGTTGCATTTGATAATGAAGAGTCCCATTCGAAACATGCACTGTTGTGTATTAAACAAATAGCTTTATCTCCAAAATTATCTATAGACCACATACCAGGTTCAATAACTAAATCTCCTGATGCTGCTTCGCCCCACGCAACATAGTCAGTTGAGTTTGTAACTGTTGCACCATCACTATGAGAAGCTGCTGTTGTTCCTGCTACACCTCTTGTACATCCTGTTAAAGTATTAGTGCTAATACCTGTGTATGAAATTTCTTCAGAATCTATTATAATAAAATTAGTTCCTGAGTCCGGTAATTGTGAAGCGTCAGCTACTGTAATACTGGTGACCGAAGCATCGATCGCACCATTTAAAGTTGTTGTTACTGCTCCTGCATCTTCTCCACCCCAAGACCCTAACCCATAACCAAAACCTTTTGCCTGTACTGCTGGTCCAATGTGATAGTAATGTTGAACTCTAATACCACCAGATGTTGTTGCACCACTACCTGTTTCATTAGAAGGCATTGTAATAGTTAAAGTTGTAGTTGATGGCACACTTGTCACCATAAATTTTTTATCATCAAAGTCAGATGCACTAAAATTTGAATTAGTTATAGTTGTAAAATTATCTAAAAGAAGAATGTCATTCTCTTGAACATTGTGTGCTGAGGGGTAAGTTATGGTAACAATGGGTGATCCATTGGTCGTGCTAAAAGCATTTGTAAGTGTAGTTGTTGATTTGATAGGATGTATGTCATAAAACACGCCACCTGAATAAGCATATAAAATAGAGTTAGTCCCTATAATAGCATACTTTCTACCTAGACTATTTACAAAATGATGAAGACCTCTTGCGGCTCCTGTTAAACTATCTGTACCTAATTGCTTCCAACCACCTATTTTTTCAGGTGTTCCGTATCTAAATCTAACATTATCGCAGTCTACCCACTGACCTTCAGCTGTAGTTTCTGAAATTTGTTTATTTATACCTGGTTGGAAACCTATCTTTTGTAGCATATTAAATCCTTATATATCTAATTTATCTTATATATTAAATAAATAAAGAAGGAAAGAGCGAATATAGGTCTTAATTAAATCGAATACTCCAAGGATAATACAATTTTTTTGTCTACATCTGTATGTGAGGTTTGAAAATAAGGTATGTTTTTTTTAAAACACATAAATTTATTCTCTTTAGCCTCTGTTTTGTTTTCGTTTAGTATTTCTATTGAACTATTATTTGTATTCATAAACAAAAAACCTATAAAATTTTGATCAGATTCTTCGGTTAATTCTTCTGCATCATAATTTAATATTTCTTTTGTTTTTAAATAGCAATCAAGTTTTGCCCAAACTACATCAGCTACTCCTATTTTTTTAAGTAAAGGTGAGAGTATTTTAGGCGCATGCAAACTGCTTATTTTTTTATTGTTTATATTTTTTACAAGAGGATGTGTTAATTTAAAACTATCTAAATCTTTACACATATACCAAGGAAATTTTTCTTCAGTTATATAATAATAGATTTTTACAAAATCTTTATTATAAAGAAAATTATTTTGAACTAACATCTTTTGGTTTTTCCCCTTTTACCTTATCATCTGGAGTTGTTTGTAAATTTTGTAATTCTTTGTTAAATAACAAATTCCACTCTGCAACAATTTTGACTAAAGTATTTCCAAAATGCCTTAGACTTACATCTGATAAATGTATTTTATTTTTTTCTTTAATAATTTTAATTTCGTTTTTATCAAAAATTATATCACATGATCCGTCTTCATATTGTTTAAATTTCATTTTATACTCTCCCAGTTGATTCGTTTATCCATAAGATACTCTGTATTTTTTCCAAATGCATCTACATAATGTAAAAAAACTTGAGCATTATAATCTCCTTTAAATTTTTCTCTCCAGTGTTCTATTTCACATCCTAAATAAATAGCTGCGTCTCCAGGTTCTAAATTAAAAGGTTTATTATCCATAAAAATAGGCCACTTAGTTCCGTCATTTGATATGTTTACAGTTGCACTTATTTCACAAGAAGGTCTATCTTTGTGTTTTTTTAAATCTGCATTATAAGTGTACATTCTCCAAAAAGAATAAGTTGGTAATAATTTTTTACCAGTTACTTTTTCCATTTTACTTTTATACTTAAACATTAAAGACTCTGTTATGGGATCACCATAAAATTTTGTAGCTCCTATACCACTTTGATTAAAATCAAATTCAGAAAAATTAGATCTATGTTTAATTTCAGTATACACTTTTAATAAATTAATTTCTTGTTTACTTATAAAATTTTTTATTAATTTATAATTAAAATCTTTACCTATTGTGCCCATGATACCACCGAATATCTTATTCCTTTAGTTACTGGCAAAACAGTATGAGGGTACATAAAATTACTTGGCCATATAACTAATCTATTTTTTTTCTTTTCTATCTTGTGTTGTACACCGCCATCTGCTGTAGAAATAACTAAATCTCCGCCTTCATAGTTATCATTAACAAAAAATATACTGCTCCATTGTCTATTAGTTTGTGGACACTGGTCTATATGGTATTTGTAAAAAAAATCTTCTTTATATCTTAAAACCTGTATGTCAATTATTTTTGGTATTGGTTGTTCTATTATTGGATTTTTAAAATTTTCTACTACATACTGATAATATTTTTGTGTAAAACAAAAATTTAAAAGATTAAACCAATGCACTGTAGTTAAGCTTCTAGCTTGATTCATCAATGCCCAAACATCTGTTTTTCTTATTTTTTTATTAACAAAAGGTCCCTCTTCAGAAGAACCAATTATTTTTGCATTTTCAAAATTACGGGCTTTACAAATTTCCAAAAAATTATTTAATATATCTTCGTTTAATACTAAATCAAAAATTTTTATATAATCTTGCAGTTTTGTATTTTTTATTTCCATGATTTTTTTTTCCAAAAATATTCTTTATAAGAGTGAAAAACTGATCTTACTGCAGAGAGTCTGGTTATCTCAGCATTTTTTTTAGGTATAATTTTCATTTTCCAAGAATCTCTTTTAAAAGGTATTACTTGAACATAAGGAGTTCCTTCTTTTATTATAGTATCCATTTTTTCATACTTATCTCCATTTAATATTATTGGAAAATTAATTTCTGTTTTAAAACTATCTGTATCAACAATACCTGAAATTATTGAAAACCTATCATCTGTATTATTTAAAGGAGGTAAAAATAAACAAGAATATCCCGGAGGGGTTTTAATAGTCCAAGGGTTTAATATCTTTTGAAAAGAATAACCTTTGTTTTTATGTGGAAAAGGACATTGATCAGATAGTTGTTCTGTTAAATGGGGCTCTGTTTTCCCGATATTCATTTTTAATTTTAAAGATGGATCAAAATCAACTGTAGTTAACTTTGTATATTTTTCAAGTTTATTATTTCTTAATGTTTCTTCATTAAAAGATAAATGATAATCAATTGGCATTTTTAAAAGGTATCCGGAAGTTAATGTATCTAAAAAAGGAACACAACCTTTTATAGTTTTAAAAGTCGGATGTGTTTTTAAATCCTTAAACCATTTAGGTATATTTACTTTTATAGGTTCAGGTTTTGCTTTAAAATTTTTTAAATACATTTCCGATGCGGAAAACAATATTTCTTTCTCAAACATTCCTGGTTTATATAATTTTTTAAGGTATTTGTAAAGGATGAAAATAAGTAATTGAATTGTCTTGACAATATTTTTCCCAACTTTGTGTCATTGGGTATGTTAAAGTAGAATGATCAAATCCTTCTAAATATGTTTTATAATTTGTTATAGCAGAAAACATTGGATTATTTGGGTTAGATTCTAAAAACTGATCAATTAATTTAATTACACCACTGTGATAAGCTTGTAGCATTTCTGCTTCAATTGGATCAATTTCTGCTTCTGGATCTGCATACCTATCGATATAAGTAATATTTGTGCCATCATAAGAAACATCTTTTCTACCAGTTCTTATTTCTAAAAATTCACTTTCAGTTATTTCAACACTAGTTGATGTGTCTGATAAATTTAAAGAATTTTTATCATTCTCATTAGCTGCAATTTTATATAAATTATTATTTTGAAAAATTAAATATGTCATAATTATTTTTAAGATTCATTATCAAAAAAAGTTAAAGCTCCCCGACCACCAGGTCCTCCTACTCTTTGAGGTGCAGGGTTATTAACTCCTCTAGGACCGGGACCAGCTAAATTTTGTGTATTTCCATATAAAAAATCAAAATCAACAGTACTAGCTGCTCCTGGTGCACTACCGCTAGGACCAGGGTTTCCTTGAGCATTATTAGTAGCATTATTACCACCACTACCAGCATTTACTGTAAATAAATTAGTTACATTTGTTGCACCACCGGCAGAAGCTTGACCTCCACCTCCTCCTACTGCGTAAGACACAGGAGTACCTCCTGTTACATCTCCTTTATAAAAACCATAAGCACCAGAACCGCCGTTACCAGCTAAGTTTGGTCCGGTTGCAAGACCTGCGCCTCCGCCACCAGAAGCAGCATAAGCATAATATTTTGTAACATCTGCTGGGGGTGCGTAAGTCCCTGAAGCAGGACCTAGTGCTATAATTTGTGGAATAAACCCTCCACCTCCAGCTGATCCAGAAGCAGCTGATATAACTCTTCCAGAACTATCAATTGTAATGTCTGCTGTTGTAAAAGTACCTTTTGCAGGTTTAATTATTTTCGGCATTTATCCTCCTAGTCTACCATTTCTACATAAGAAACATGAAAAGCTATATCATTGGCAGCGCCAGCTGTTACAGCTATTAAATCTGTTTCATCTAAATAGATAGGTCTTGAAATTAAATCTAATGTTGAATCTGCAGGTACAGAAATTGTACTTGCGATTTTATAATAAGTCGAACCATTGTCGTTACTAATTTCTACTGTTACATCAGCAGCGTTAGTTCCATCAATGTTTGCTAATAATATTGTATCAATTCTTACTGCAGTTTCTGCAGGAACATCAATCATAGTAGTTCTGTTAGTATCAGATAAACTACCCATAGCATTCTTTGGTGTGATTGTTGCTATATTAACTAAATTTGGTGTTGCCATTTTTTATTCTCCTTTGATATTAATACCCGAAAACCATGGAGAAGACAAGTCCTTTTCCATCCGTAGTTACAGTTTGTGTTGAGCTTGATGTTGCGTTAGTTACTTTTGTTCTACCTGTTCCGTCCGGAGCTATTGTTATATCTCCATTAGCAGCATCTGTAATGGTAACAGTTCCAGAGTTTGTTCCGCTATTTGTGCTTAAAACTAGATCTGCAGCGCCTCCAGTAGTAACAGTTAATGCTCCAGCGCCATTTGACGTTAAAGTAGCTGCTGCGCCACTGTCTCCAACTTTTACTGTATCTGCTGAAAGAACAACATCACCAGTTCCATTTGGAATAATATCTATATCTGCATTAGAAGTAGATACTATATCATTTCCATTAACGTCTAAATTACCACCAAGTTGAGGTGTAGTATCATCAACAACTGCACTAATTCCAGTTCCAATTGCTAGTGTATCTATATCAGGATTAGTCCCATCGTTTGCTGTTGCAAAAACAATTTTATCGCCTTTATCACCAGCTGCAAAAGTAAATGAATCACCTGAACCAGTTGCATATTTAAATTGAACTGAGTACGATCCTGAAGTTGAATTTCTTAAAAAATAAAATGTTTGAACATCATTTGGAATAGTTACAATTTGATTTCCAGTAATCGAACCTGTAAATTCAATCATTCTGTGTGCAACTTCTGAACCTGTTGATCCATCAGAAACAGATAAAGCTGTAGTTTGTGCACCACCTGCAATTGATTTTGCGATATAACCACCAGAAATTTGTTCTACTAATTGTAAGTTTGTATTAGTTTTTGTCCCCCATGTACCGGCGTTTTCACCAGTTGCTTGAAGCTCTACCCCTAAAGGTGTGTATGTTGATGCCATAATTTATCTCCTATGCAACGTCACTATAACTTGTATTTGATCCTGTTGCAACACTTGTATATGATGTATTTGAACCTGTGTCAATAGCTTGATATGCTTGAATAAATATATCTCCAACACTTGCTGTTGAAGAAACTCCTGTTACTCCTATAACATCAGCAGGTGTTATTGATCCAATAGAAACTGTTGCAGAAACTCCTGTTAATCCCATAACATCAGCAGGTGTTATTGAACCTACTGCAGAAGTTGCAGATATTCCTGTTGGAGTTACAATTGGATTTGATGAAATACCTGTTTCTCCAATATCAATTGTTGCAGAAACTCCTGTTATACCAAACGCTAAATCAGGAGGTGTTATTGAACCCACTGCAGAAGTTGCAGCTATTCCTGTTAGTCCCATTACATCAGTAGTTGATAGTGAGCCTACTGATGATGTTGCAGAAATTCCTGTTGGAGTTACAGTTACGTTTCCAATCATTGTAGCTGATCCAATACTAGCTGTTGAAGAAACTCCTGTTAATCCCATAACATCTGCAGGAGCTATTGATCCAACACTAGCTGCTGCTTGAGTTCCTATAGTAGCAACTACAACTTTATTAAATGAATCTCCATAAGGTTCTTCACCCCAACCATTTCTACCCCAACCAACTGCAGTTCCAACACTAGTTAATTCACCTAATGCAGAAGTTGCAACTTGACCTGTTAAAAGCATTACATCTGCTGGAGTAACTTCACCAACACTTGCTGTTGAAGAAACTCCTGTTAAGTCAACTAATGTTATCGGTGCAGCTGTTGCAGTTCCTTGTGAGACCGTAGCTGACACACCTGTCGGTTCAACAGAGTATTCAACACCCCAACCGGAGTTACTCCATTGTTGTCTTCCCCAACCTTCTACATTAAAAGATTGTAGTGTGCCTAATGCTGTTGATGCTGAAAGACCGGAAACAGAAATTGTAACTTCATCATCTTGCCATTCGTTTGATCCCCAAGTGTTATTACCCCAGGTTGATGCCATAAGGAGGTCCTCCTTACGCTATACGAATGATTGCGTTACTTGCGTCTGCTGTTGGAAATTGAATTGTGAAAGTTCCACTAGTTACAGTTTTATCTGAACCAAAAGCTATAACTGCTACAGCTTTATCAGATTGTGTGTCATTATAAATTAATGCACCATTTGCTGTAAAAGAAGCACTTGTGTAACTTACATCAGCAAAATCACAGATTGCTGTTGTTCCAGAAGTTGTTGGCGTAACGCTTGTTAATGTTGCACCACCTGCAGTGTATGCAGATCCTGATGTGTTTGAAATTTCGTTTGAAGTTGAATAAGCTGTTGTTGCAGCACCCAAAGAAGCTGAACTTGTATATAAAGCTATTTTAAAAGTATTACCACTTGACGCTGTAAAATTGTGTGTACCCACTAAAATTTCTTGTTTGAAACTTGTACAAATTGCCGATGATATTGCCATAATTTTTTATCTCCTATGGGTTTGCCGAGTTAACTGGTATACGAACAGCGCCATCAGTGTAGTCATCTCTTCGTCTTCTTCCAACTTGCTCATTAGCAAACTTTTGTACCTCTTGTTTATACTTATTTTCATATAGTGTCAACATATCAATTGGACCTTTTAAGAACCCATAAGTTTCAGATAAGCAACAATATAATAGACCGTTTGGAAAGTTTAAACTTATATAATTTGTAGTGTTGTCAGAGGCTAAAGTAGCTGGCATCTTGTTATAGTGTACTCTAAACTTGTACGTTGTATCAGGGACCGGGGCAAGAAACATTCTTCCAGATGTAGTATCTGTATTACCTGTTGCTCCTCCATACATAGAATAGTATTTAGGTTTACCTCTTTTTGCAGATTCTGTTGAAGATACATATTCTTGTAAATATGTTACATCTTTTTTTTCTAAATAAGTATTAGCACCTGCTATAGACGATGTTGAATCATAGACTTGGATACCTCTTATAAATAAAGCACCTGCTGGAGCATTAATAGATTCTTGACCTGTTACTAAATTACCTTCTTGTTGAACTCTGTCTGCATCGATAGGTACATCTCTCATTATTCTGTATTGAGAATTCAAAATTATATTTTCTAAAATATCAGTTGTTAAAACATTTGAATCTGTTTCAGTATAATTTCTGATTTGTGTAACTAAATCTGAATAACTTACGCCGGCCATTATTTATTATCTCCTTGATGTTTTAAACGTATCTTTTTTTGTTTTGCAGTTTCTTCATACATTTCAAGATGAGGATCCTGCTTTTCAGGTTTAAAAATATTTTTTATCCAATTCCAAAT